TTTAGGTGCAGGTATAGGAGCATTAGCCGGTGGTGGAAAAGGAGCTTTAATTGGAGCTGGAGCCGGAGTTTTGGCTGGGGGTATAGCGGGTAGTTTAGTTGATAAACTCAATCCAAAGGGTATAAAACCAGATGGTCTAGGAAAAGATTGGTCTCCCGACAAATTTAGTCCTGAAGCTATTGCCGGCAACGATAAGTTCGTAGATCCTAAGACAGGAGTTATAGGATCAACAACAAAATTAGCAGCTGGATTAAAAGGTGGAGTACTGGGAGGCGCACTTGGAGCTGGTGTGGGTGCATTAGCTGGTGGTGGAAAAGGGGCTTTAATTGGTGGATTGAGTGGTACTGCACTTGGTGCGGGTTTATCTATAGGAGGAGTAACTGGGGGTGTTTTAGCAGGAGGTGGATTAGGTGCAGGCATAGGAGGATTGGTTGGTGGCGGAAAAGGCGCAGTTATCGGAGCAGTTTCTGGTGGTGCAGTTGGTGCAGCTGCTGCAAAACTTGCGAGTGTGCAACAAGGATTGCCAAAACCAAATATACCAAAACCACCCAACACACCCAGAATAAAAACTATAAAAATACCCAAACCATCAGATACAAAAGGAGCAACTGATTTATTAAATTTACCTAAATCAGATTCTTTTTGATAATTATATATAATATATTATGAAAATAGAGATATTAAAAGAGTTTATCAAAAAAACTGTTCAACAAGAAGTCCGTGGAATTGTAGAATCTGAGATAAAACGACAATTATCGGAAGTAATTTCCAAAAATGTTACGACATCCAAAGTTAAAAAACCATCTAGCTTAGAAGATGAAATTTTAAATGAATTGGAAGAAATGGACAAATCTACTATTGACGAAAATACCAAACCTGTAAAGAAGTTTGTCAAATATACAAGCAATCCTGTATTAAACGATATTTTAAATCAAACAACTGGTGGTATACCACAAGAAGGTGGTTTAGTCAGTAGCATGGGAGGTTTTGAAAAAAATAACCAAGAAATTATTACTGAAACAAAAGCACCCGAAAATGCTACTGAACCAGTAAAAAGTGTGTATAACGCTATGAACAAAGATTATAGATCTTTGATGAAAGCGGTTAATAAAAAACGTGGTGATAAATAAGGCATTTAATGGCTACGCCTAAAAAATCATTGGGTTTATCATTGCCAATACAACTTGGCACACAGGGGTATTTTGAAACCAACACCGATACAATATCGCAAGTTTCCGATAATATAAAGAATTTAATTCTTACTGTTCCAGGTGAACGTCGGTTTAATAACAGTTTTGGTTCTAACTTGTACAATCTTTTATTTGAAAATATTGAAGTGGGAGTAAATGATAATATTATAATAGACGCGATACAACGTGTTATAGATCAATATCTACCTGGAATTTCCATTTTAGATGTTCAAATATCTAATACAACATCGGAAAATAATACTAAAAATTCTATATTTATAAATATAAAGTTTAATTATAACAATACAATTGGTAATGTTGAATTAAACTTAGATAATAACAGAATGTAATGTCAACTATAATTAATAAAACTTTTCAGACGAATACGAAAGATATAAATTATCTTAATAGAGACTTTGCATCTATTCGTCAACAACTTATTGATTTTACTAAACAGTATTATCCACAAAGTTACCGTGATTTTAGTGAAAGTTCTCCAGGTCAAATTTTTATTGAACAAGCTTCATATGTAGGAGACATTTTATCGTATTATACAGATCAACAATTTTTAGAGAGTTTTATACAGTTCGCTAAAGATCGTAGAAATATAATAAATGCAGCAAAGTATATGGGTTATAAAGTAAAACCATCATCTGCATCCTCAACGATTGTTGATATATTTCAATTGCTACCATCAAAACGGTCCAACAACAATGAATATTCACCCGATGAAAGATACTGTTTGATATTATCACCGCTTACACAACTAACTAGTGTTTCAGGAGTCAATTTTATTATTGACCAAAGTGTAGATTTTAGTCAAGATACGAAATATTCACCTAGAGAAATTACAGTATATAATAGAGATGAAACTGGAGCACCGTTATTTTATTTGATTAAAAAATCCGTACAAGCTTATTCAGGCACAGTTGTTGTAAAACAAGTATCTGTTGGAGATCCACAGTCATTTTATTCAATATCATTGACTGAAAGTACTGTTTTAAAAATATTAAGTGTTGTTGATAATAACAATAAAAACTATTACGAGGTTGATTATTTAGCTCAAGATACAATACCAATTGAGGTTGATAATGTTCCGTTAAATAGCCAAGTTTTAAGTGAATATAGAAGTGAAACTCCAAAAATATTAAAATATTTACGTACTGAAAACAGATTTATTACCAGTGTAGATGAAAATAATATAACAACTATTCAATTTGGAGCTAATACTGAAAATTACGACAATACTGTAATTATACCGAATCCAACTAATGTTGGAGTGTCACTATCAAATTTAAAGAATTTGGATATATCACTAGATAATACAAATGTTTTAAAGGCTAAATCTTATGGAGTTTCGCCGTCAAATACGACACTTACAATAACATACGTTATAGGAGGTGGATTGTCATCAAATGTTAACTCAGGGGAAATTAATAGAATATCAGGCGTTTCTTATCAAAACGATGTAACATCTCTAACAGATAGCGAGGTTATTCTATTAAATACTATTAAGAGTAGTTTGAGTGTTAATAATCCAGAATCATCTAGCGGAGGCGACGATGCTGAAAGTGACGAAGAAATAAGACAAAATGCTCTTCTTAATTTTGCGACTCAGAACAGAATGGTTACAGAAGATGATTTTTTACTTAGAGCGTATTCTTTACCACCACAGTTAGGAAATATATCCAAGGTATATGTTCAAAGTAATCTTACACGTGAAATACAATATAACGGATTGATAAATGGTATAGAGTCTACTAATAACAATTCAAGTTTGGATTTATCTCCGTTAAATCCATTAGATAGAAAAAAGTTTTTACAGTCTAATAGTCCATTTACAAATAATTTATATGTTTTAGGATACAATTCAAGTAAAAATCTCACTACTATAAACAAAGCTACTCTTCAGAATTTAATTACGTATATACAAAATTATAAAATATTAACTGACAGAATAAATATAATAGACGGTTACATAATAAACATCGGAGTTGAATTCAAAATAACAGTATTTAAAGGATTCAATAAATCGGATGTTTTAAACAATTGTATTACATCAGTTAAAGACTTTTTTAATATAGATAATTGGAGTTTTAATCAACCTATAAACTTAAGTCAAATCAATTTCGAAATATTAAAAAATGAAGGTGTTCAATCTGTATCAGATATACGTATTAAAAATTTAACAATAGACGATGGAAATTATTCACCAATAGCCTATAACATTGATATAGCAACTAAAAATAATATAGTTTACCCTTCAAAAGATCCGTCTGTATTTGAGGTAAAATTTCCACAATCAGATATCAAAGGATTGGTAGTTTAATATATGCATACATTTATTTATCCAACTCAAGATACCTACATAAATAATTCGACCAAATATATAAACAAAAATTTTGGTTTGGATGAAATATTGGAAATTTACGCAAGTAATTTGGGATATAAAACTGTATTTACTAATCCTTATTGGCACGATGTTCCTTTAACATCATCTTCATATGGAAATGAAGGATGGTTAGCATACAGCACATCTTCGATTTATATATACTCTGGTAGTAAATGGAGAACATTTGGATTAACCAGTTCAGTTATACCAGGCACATCATTTATAGCTAATTTTTCCGGCAGATTACAAAATGTGAGATCTGGTACAAAAAAACCATTATATGTAAGTGGATCCGCAAATTACGCGTCGGGATCTTTTACAGGTAGCATCAATATACCAAACTATTCTTTCTTCACAGGATCATGGTCTACAGGAAGCTTTTCTGGATCACTATCTATTGGCTCAACATTTACTAAATTACAAATGGGGCCTAGAAATTACACAGTTACGCCACTAACTTCTTCTCTGGTTGGAACTGGTAGTTATAAAAATTTTAAAGGTAAAATTTTAGGAAAAAGTAATACGGGTATACCATGTAATCCAGGCTTTTATCAACCTGTATATAACTTTTTAAGTGGATCATTTACCGGATCATTTAGTGGATCAAACTTTTCAGGATATATTCAAACACAAACATCTAGTAAATTATATTACACAGACGTTAAAAGTTTTGTTGGTTATTTCAAAGGTGGATATTCAGGATCATTTACACGACCATCTACATCTGATTACTTAATAACACCAGAATTTAGCAGAACCTTAATTAAATTTGATTTATTATCTTTAAGTCAATCTATTTCTAAAAATGAAATTAGTGGATCTAATATAAAATTCACATTGAACTTAAAAGCATGCGGTGCAAGAAATTTACCGTTGGACTATAAAATATATGCATTTCCAATTAGTCAAAGTTGGAATAATGGCAACGGAAGATACGCCGATGATGGATCGGATTATGGTGTAAGTTGGAATTATAAAAATTACTACGAAAATGGATTGTGGTACGGATCTTCAATTACCAGTAGTTATCCACAAGTCAATTATTTACTCACCAGTTCGTTTTCAAGTGGTAGTTGGCAAAATCAAGGTGGCACTTGGTTTTATAAAGTACCAGCTAGTTACGTAAATAAACCTAAATGGATATGTAATTCAACGTCATATCCTAGCTTAGTGAACAACAGTTTGATATGTAGTCAATCTTTTTCATACGGACAACAAAGTGATATGTCACTTGATATAACCAGAATAGTTAGATCATGGTTATGTGGATGCGTTCCAAATCAGGGATTAATATTACTCAGTTCATTTGAAATTGATACACCGCCATTACAAAGAACAAATGGATTATTGCAATTTTTTAGTCGTGAAACAAATACAATATATAGTCCATACTTGGATGTGGCGTGGGATGATAGTGTTTATAACACAGGTAGTTTATCTCCAATAACAGGATCTACAGAAAATTTAATTAATATACAATATCTATCTAAAGAATATAAAGCGGGAAGTTTACCAAAAGTATTTGTATTTGCTAGAGACAAATATCCATTAAAACAGTTTAATAAAGCATATCAACAACCATCAATGGTGACGCCAAAATATTTACCAACGTCGTCATATTATATGATTAAAGATGCGGAATCAGAAGAAACTATAGTTGGATTTGATAGATACACAAAACTAAGTTGTGACGCAACAAAAGGAAATTACTTTAAATTACAAACAACCGGTCTACCACAAGAAAGATATTTTAAAATTTTTATTAAGGTAGAATATAAGGATGGTACAATTGATATATCGGATACAGGAAAAGTTTTTAAAATAACAAGATAAAATGGAAAACATACCTTTAAATTATGATGTTGCTAAAGATGAAGTGAATCAGTTTGTTAATACAGGTGAATTTACAAACAACGTAGATTCATTTGGAAATTATCAATTAGTATTTTCAGTAGCTCAATCTACGAATGCCAATCTAAATTATGTAAAAATTCCACTCAAAACTTTTGTTTATAACAACGATAAAATAGTTGATTCAAATCAAACAGAGTTCACAGAATTACAAACTTTAAAAGTAGAAGAGAAACGAAATTTTGATGAAGTATTACAACAGTACAATAATCTATTAGAAGAAAATAGAATATTGAACCAGACGGTTAATTCGTTGATTGAAAAATATGAAAATAACGATGACAAACAAGTTATTGCTGCTTTAAAAACTACAATAATCAATTTGAGAATTCAACTTGGTCAAGGTAATGTAGCTTCAGATTTTGGAGACGATTTTCCATTTTTACCACTAGTATAATATGCCATACGATTATTTAACAATTAATGATGAAAATTTGAATTATGGATTGACAAGTGGATCCTATTTTTCAAATGATTTACAATCGTTATATGAACAATCAATTTTGAATACTCAAAATTTTTTTGGCGACAATGAAGACGATATTATAGAGTTTAGTTTATATAACAACAATCAAGAACCAATCACATTCAACAGAATAGTTCCAAAAGTAACATATAGCGTAATTCAAGGAAGTTATCGTGATGTTAACAATTCACCACGTACATATGACGTTAAAAATGCGTTTACAAATTATGCTATAAATTCAAATGAGTTATTACTACACAGTCAATTTGATATAAAGATAAATGAATTGACCCCAGGTTTATATTACGCTTTATATAATCCTATTAGAAATGTTGCGGGTAATTCTAAAAATAGATTGTTCATAAAAGAAATTTCACCGAGTAGAACTGAGTTGAGGTTATCATTCGCATTCAATACCAACTCAAATGAATCATCTAGAACCGATGCTTTAAAAATATCTGCGTTTGCAAACAAAAAATATACATTTTTACAAATACTGGATGAAATCGTACCTATAGTAACTAACAATTCAATATCACAGAACTTTGTAAATAAACAACAAAATTTTAACTATCCGGAGTATGCTCAATTATTGGGTTTGAAATCAACTGCTGAATTACAAGAATTTATAATTTCATCGTATACCGGATTTTCCAAAATAATTGATTTATCAACCGAGGCGGATGTTGTTATAAATCAAACCAGTAAGTTTATAGGCGTTGAAGAACAGCTTAAAAACTTTGTGTATACATACAACCAACTTGAGTTTACTAAAGAAGAAATTTTAGATGCGTTTAGAATAATAACTGCGAAAGTTAGTCAAGAATCTATTCTCAAAAAAACAACTCTTACACCTGATAATTTAACAAAAACTGTAAATCTATTTGTTGATATTATTTTTACGGAGTGGTTATTACCAAAGGTAACGGATTTATTAAATCTTTACAATGAAAAATATTTTTCTTTATATAAAAATGCTATAAATTTTGACGGCGGAATTTTAGTAAAAATATTAAATCACACAAGTTATATAAATCCAGTTGATGGATTGTCTAATATACAAATAAAACTAGATCAACCACTTCCGTCAAATTATAATCTAAAGGATACATGTTGGATATCTAATATATCACTATCGCCAATATATTTTAAAGTAAATTTATATACATCGCCTGTATCCAGAAAGGTTTATTTGAACGGCGTTAACTTCACAGTAAATACTGATACTGTAAATCCAACATCCGATAAATTCAACGATTTCAATAACAATACATTATTTGATGCGAAATCAAATTTAAAGAAAAAAATAAATGATTTGCAAATTGATTACTCACAATTTGATAATTTTATAAATTATTCTTCAGCCGAGTTGAGAACTAAAATCGCTAAAAACAAAATAAATCAATATACGTCAATAGAATCAAAAAAGACTGGAATAAATTCTAAAATATCAACTGTAAACTCGTCTATATCATCTTCATATTCAATTGAATATAATAAATTAATCGAACAACAGATATTGTTATTAAATACATTTGATGAATATGAGTCGTATTTGTTTTATAACACATCTAGTATAGATACGAAAATTCAAGATGGAATTGAATATGATGAAAACAACTACAACAGTTTGAATTATCAATTACCACAATACATAAAAACCGATAACGATAATTCAGATTACGTAAAATTTACGGCTATGGTTGGACATATGTTCGACAATATATTGGTATTTATCAAAAAGTTTCCAAAGACAAATTATATTTCATATAACGATAATAATTCGTTTCCTAAAAATTATATCGAAGAATTATTAAATTCGTTTGGTTGGAACGTTACGAATGTTAACTTTAACCGAAGTAGCATTTCACAATTATTGTTTAATAACACCGAATTAACAGGCAGTCTTTCTTCATCATATTTTGATTATGCAAAATCTATATTTAACAGACTAGCAAACAATCTAAATTATATATACAAAACTAAAGGTACTGCTAACTCATTCAATTTGATAAGAACTATATTTGGCATTCCATCGGAATTAATAAATGTAGTTGAATATACAAGTCCTGACATTTTAATTAATAAAAATGTTTATTACGACTTTGATGATACTATATACGCTACGAATTTTGATTCAAATCAATTTGTTAAATGTGATTTTACAAGTAGTGAATTCAATTTATTTTTGACTTCACAATGGACATCTGGATCTACAAGTATATCTGCTTCAACTCAAATAACAAAATCGGTAATCGAAAAATTCACCGGCGTATCAACCGTTGAGTCAACATTTAGATCGGATCAATATAAAAAATATGATTTTACGGATAAAATTCCATTAATAAAAAAGTTAAGAAATAATAAGATAGATTGGCAAGTTTATATTTACAAAACTAAACAAGAAAAATCTGGAAAATTAATATGTGAAATTAATCCGTTTGAATCTGGTTATACATCAAGTTTAAGTTCCGATGAATTACCTCTTTTAAATGGAGATTTTTATACATTCATGGTTAGACGTGAACCTATACAAAACATTAGATTTGATCAAGACTCGTTAATCACCCAATCAAATGCTTTAACACATTCAATTACGTCATCTGCTTCAGAAAAATACATTCCATACGAATATACATTGTCAGTGAATCAGTACTATGGAAGCCAATTAAATTTTAAAAGCAAAAAATCGAAGATAGTATCCTACGATCAAAATAAATATTTTTCATCTGGAAGTTATTATTTCGGCAATTTTTCATCGTCGAATCAATTCTATGGCAATTTAGATAAAATTAAGATTATGAAGTATTCTTTATCCGATGAAGACTTCGATGAACATTCTTATAATTTAAATTCCATTTCTATTCCAAATAAAGAATTAACATATGAAAACGTATATTTTTTATGGAGTTTCGATACACCTGTTAATTTATATGGATCACAATATTCAGTGATTGATAATCAAAACAATAAATATAATAATAAATTTAAAGCTTATAATTTCGACAGAAATACTGTTACAAGGGGTTATCCATACTGTGATGTGGTATCATCCGATATATTTCCTTATCAATTTGAAAAATTTAATATTAAACAAGCTATAAATTCAAATAGATATGGACCAAATTTTAAATCCAATGCTAATATCAATAAGATAACACAAGTTGTACAGTCAAATTTAGTACCATATAATTATTCAACTACAACGTCGGATGTAATTGGAAGTGATTCTAATTTAATAGGATATTATATAAGTCCATATGATTATTTAAATGACAAGATTGAAGACTTTTTAGGAAAAGAAGGCATCGTTAATATAATTGGAGATCCCAAGTATATTACATCTAGAAACTACCCTGAATTAATAAATTTAAGAAATGAATTTGCAAAAACAAATTTAAAGTATGTTTATCCTCAGGAGTTTTTTAGTACTTATAAATTTTACATAGATTTTTCCATTTTCGATTTTGTAAAGAAAATTTCACCTGCAAAATCTACATTAAAGACGGGTTTACTTTTAGAACCTTCTATATTTGAACGTGTTAAATTTAATTATAAAGATATTACATTTGACACAACCTATACAGAGAATTCACAAAATATAATGTCGTATACAATTAATACAAGATTTACATCAAGTTTAACGGATACGAATCACACATCCAGCAATACAACTTTGAATCTAAAATATATTAATGATTTAAATTTAAATCCAAATACATATAATTTTTCAAACGTCGAAATAAATCCACAAATAGATGATAGAGATTACATATATGCCAAATATGGAAAATATGTACAGGTTACTAACGATGGATACACAGTTCGAAATACTGTAAATGTTAGTGAAACAGATTCATATCTGGAAAAAAATTCAGATGGAAGTATAAAACAATTCAATTTGATTTACAATACTGTACAATCAATTGGGTCTGGATCTGGATATATAACAAATCAAGTAACCGGAAGTAGTTATTTAACAAATATTTATAAGGGGGTAATGAATAGTGGTTATTCTTATAGACACTCAAGTAAATTTGTCAAAGTTGGAACTAGAGTGAATCGATTGGCGGTATCAGAATCTAGATACACTATATCAAATGGTGTAAAAATTACTAAACCCGGTACTATTAAGTACTATACATATACAAAAGGCAAAAATACAGTATACACAACTGTGAACAGAAATGGATTACCGAATGGATCATCTCCAATAATCAGTATACCCGGATTTTTATCTGTTGACATTGAAAATGATAATTTTCCAATTTATGGTTCTTTAACTGGATCCGTTGGTAGTCCAAATAGCATTTTTGTAAAACTACCATTGACTTGTTCAACGTGTACAAGCGCAAGTTTAAATAATTATATTATGAATTTATAATATATTTTTTAGTTAAAAACCAAAATTTTGTATAATTATTTGTATATGGCATATTTAGACAATAATGTTCTCACTGTAAACGCTATTCTTACCAAGAAAGGTCGAGAGATTTTAGCAAAAACAGGTGGATTAAATATCACTGCTTTTGCTTTAGCTGATGATGAAATAGATTACACGCAGTTTAATCCTGATCATCCACTTGGTAGTGCTTATTACGATATAGCAATTCGTAATACTCCGATAATAGAACCTATAACAGATGAATCGCAGGTCATGAAGTATAAACTTGTTACGTTAAACGATGGCGTAACAGCAGTACCAACTATTACAATAGCACCGCCATTTATAAATGTTCCAAAAACATATACAGCAGTAATAGACATTGTGCCAAGTACGAGTCCAACCTACAATGCTACACTTGGATATACCACTATATTATCAAATAAAAATGTAGGTACCTTGGTTGTTACTGAGACAAACAGTATAAATTCCAGTACCGCTACGATTCCTTCATTTAGTGGAGATTTAGCATCACAATCATCTCAGGTTGTAGTTGGTAATAAATTCAGATTTATTCCAAATTCATCGCTTTCTAAAACCACTACTGCTAATATTACTATAGTAGGAAATGAAAGCGGTGGAAATTCTTCTATTAACGTAACCGTTAGTGTACCAACCACAGTATAATTTATGATTTTTACAAATTTTTCACAAGATGATATTGTAGCCGGAAGAATAAATCAAGTATCTTCTGGTATGTTTGGCACGGGTAGTTTAACAATAGTACAATCTTCGTTTGTCACATCATCAACGCAAGCAAATACTTTAACCGGATCATCGCCATATGATGTTAAAAATGGTCAATATTATTTGGACGTGTATAGTAGTGACACTCAATATTTTTCAGTAGCATATGGAGATTTTTATAATTCCGGCAGTAGTAAATTTGATTGGACTGGAAATACCACCCAAGTATTAACAAATGAAACTAAAGTGGTTTATACACAGTATAAAAATACTTTATTGCAACCCGGCGATACATTTTTCAGTTTTGCGTCTGGCAGCGTGGATACTCCCACTGACAGTTCTGCTATATTTGCGATGAACTATGTAGCAGACAAATTCCAAGATCAAATAGATCCTGGTCAAATACAATTGAATTTTAGTGGCGCAAATGGTCAATATTCTTATATAGACGATTCACAGGTTCTAAATACTCAACAAAATGTTTACAATTTGATATCTGGATCAGTTATAAACGGTGTAGCTACTCCATATACAAAAGGTGGAACAGTTAGTGCATATTACGAAGGAATTGGTTTATTTTATCCATCAAACGGCGTTGTAATACTAAATGCTATAAAATTGGATAGTAAAGTTGGTATTACAAGTATAGGGGGTGGATCTGTACAAATAACCAGTACCAGAACATCCAATCAGTTTTCTACAGCGTTTAAAGGTTATTGGCGAGATTGGATTCGTAAATTCTATTTAAGTATCAAGTTGTCAAATAAAAACATGGCAATTAGAAAATCTGAGTTCGTACCTTCGACAAATTACTTTATACGTGTTAAAAATAAAGAATATAATTACAGCAACAATCCTACATTTGTTTCAGATGGCACAGATGGTAAAACAAAAGGCACAATTATATATCAAGATTTAATAAATAATCCTAAAACATATATAACTACGGTTGGTTTGTATGACGCCAATAACGAATTGTTGGCTATTGGAAAACTAAGTAGACCAACTCAAAAATCATTTGATAACGAATTATTGATTCGCGTCCGCATAGATTTTTAATATATACTAAAATAAAATCTGATCTTTAGTATTTCACATCTGAGTGTATAATATATCAAAAATCTTAAATTGTTTGATATAATTATATTTATATAAAGATGGTAAAATTTCTTAAAAATCAAGATGTACAAGTTACTAACTTTTCAGTTGCAAAATCAAAGGTAGCTAATACTCTTTTTTACGACTTGATATTAGCAAACGACGATGAATATTCATTTCCACTCATTATACCGATAGAAGAGTGTAACTATAATTTCAATTCCAATAATGTCAGTGGATCATTTAATACGATTGTATATGGATGTAATTCTACGATTATAAATGAAAGTGGATTTTTAGCATGTTCGCCAATTTCTAATGAAAACAATCCATCAATTCAAAGTGGTAAAAAGTATACATCAGATATTCCATTTTATCCATCTGGAAGCATATATTATAATTCAGACGTTAATCCTATAAACAACGATGGTACATATCAAGGTCAAGTTTATAACACCGTCAAAAATATGTACTACAACAGTTATAATAATTCTTATAACATATTTGGAATAGATGGATATTCCACTGAAAATGTCAAATTAAATTTACAAGATAAATTCACAGTTTATTCATTTAATGTAACTCAGAGCGGTGACAAAATAAGACCTCTGAGCATAAATATACAAAATCAAACAGGCGATATAATCGCTGATATAAAAGATGATGGCAATTATAATTTGTATTTATCAGGATCATATTTTGTAAATAATTTCGAATTATATACGGTCAATAAAGATAACGTGGTTAATTATTGTGAATATGGACTTGGAAAATATTTGTGTGACGGTGAGTTTAAAAAGTGTTGAATATATTAAAATAACAGTATTTTAATAAAACGAATATTTATATACATAAATGTCAAATTTAGATAACATATACAATCAAAATTATGGTAAGGTTGTAGCAACAAATGGAAATTTTGTAGCTGTAGGAAATCCGCCTAGAAAAAATTATGATGTATGTGAAGGCATTTCTAGAACAGGACAAGTTTTTTTATTAAAACGTGATACGTACAATTCAAATTATAGATTGGTAAGAATTCTTAAAAAAGATGCAAATTCAACTAGATTTATAATACCAACATATTATACGGAACAAAGTAGTAGTGCATCTTTGACAGCATCTTTAACAAGAGAGACTCCATCTTATAGTTCTACTGAATACTCATGTAGTTATTTAATAGTTGAGGACGGCAACATACAAACCTATCAATCAACATATGGTAATAGCATTGATATTTCAAAATACTTTTTGGCAGTTGGCGATAATGGAGTATCTAGTAGTTACGTTACTCAAAATTTTTCATATGCGTGTGTAGACATATATTTAATAAATCCAAATTATACATATAATACTTCATCTGGAGTTGTAGATTCAACTTCATATAATAATACAAATATAGATACTTATATTCCCAGCTTATCTCCGCTTTGTATTATAACAGGATCAATATCGGATGGATTTGGTTCATCCGTAAGTATAAGTGACAATTACATAGTAGTTGGAGCGCCTAAATACAATAACAATCGTGGAGCCGTATATGTGTACAAATACAGTGATTCAGATTGTATATATGCTTTGGATGCATTTTTAACTGCTAGCGTTTCTAATTATCCAAATCAAACTCAATTTGGATTCTCGGTGTCAATTGATAAAAATACTGAACAAAGCTTAGTTGTTGGCAGTAATCAAATTTCTCAATCAAATGTGTATTTGTATTATAATTCAGGATCAACAGATTGGAAATTATCTAAAGTATTGACTCAAAATACAAGTTCAGTTTACTATACGCTGTTGAATTCTTCAGTTCAATTAATTCCAAGTGGTAGTCAAATAAATACTAGATTTGGATATTCAGTATCAATCAACGATAAGTTTTTAGCAATAGGCGCGCCAAATGATTTAGTATATTACGAATATTCAGGGTCGGATATATTGAGACAAAGAGGATCTGTATATTTGTACGGAAACAATGAATGTTCAGTTGATAAAACAAACAATTATAATTTGTTGACAAAAATATATGGCGACTCCAATACATTTTTCGACAATCTTTTCGGATATTCAGTTTCTTTGCACGACGATAAATTATTAGTTGGGTCGCCAAAACCGTATTTTCCATTTAGTTCGTTTTTTATATCAGAATCGATCAATTATTACGATAAAATATTAAATACCAACGACGACGGTGAATCAACGTATTGTGGTCAGGCGATGTTATATAAAATAACAGGATCCGACATATTATCGTTAACAAGTAAACCTATAGGAAAACGTAAAGAACTAGGAAAACCATTTACTGCATATGGATATTCAGTATCTCTATCAGATAAAGATTTGGTAATAGGAGCACCAATACCTTTAAACGACGATTTCCAACTTTCAGGCCTATTTTTAACTGAAACAGGAAGCTTTTCTGAACCGTCTTACGTTTTAACATCATCATATCAAAGTGACAATTGTTCGGTGACATCTAAATTTGTCAACTTTATGATGGAAGAAACGTCGTCTTGCGATTGTTCTTTAACAGGCGCTTTATCAGGAGCATTACCACCTATAATTTTTGTTGATGAACAAGGTGACTATGAAGAAGCATCAAATCTAATTTTTGGAAAATCTTACGTATATGACTTAGCCGATTTACAGGAAAATTATGTGGTTGGCAACGTTTTTTATAATAATAATAAATTTATCATAAATAATACTGGCAGCATATTAAATAATATAACGTTGGATCCAACCGATCTAAACTCATCTTATACGTATATTGACTATCAGAGTCAATTAACGTTATTTGAAAAACAGTATATTTGTACAATTGAACCTGGTGAATTCAACACGTCTACAAATCCATCCGCCATAACATCTTCTAATTTTGATTATGACGTGTTAGACACGAATGTATTTGATTTTGATAATCTCGACCTTATCTTGAGATATATAAACTATAGAATAACGACGAATAATTCTGAAAAATGGTGGAATAATTTTGTCAGTGGAGATGTGGAAAATTCAATACTTTCTTTTTATACGTCATCTTATCAAAATTTTGAATCGAATAGATTAACCAACGAATTGAAAAATATATGTAGTTACATAAACTTCGACGTAAATGATGACGGTATATCAAATATACAAGATGGTACTATGATTTGGAAATATTTTGCTAACACGTTGAATGTTAATAACTATAAAAATTATTTGAATCCAAGATCACGTAGACAGAATTTTGATAATATTATTTCATTTTTAAATAATAAAACTGGTAAAAATGTCGAAACATACTCTAAATCGGAGTTTTCAAAATATAACTACAGTAGTTCTATTGATATAACAGGATCATATTTAGCTCCTTATATAACAACTGTAGGACTATATGCCGGATCTGATTTGGTTGCTATAGCTAAATTAGCCCAGCCAATTAAAAATACTGGAGAAATTCCAATAAATATTGTTGTTAAATGGGACACTTAATTATATTTATAATTAAATAAAGATATATTATGGCAACATCATCTGATAGTAAGATAATTGATCGTGAATCCAATAAAATGAGTTTGGCAGATAGATACATTGCTGCCAAACAACCAGCAGGAGGTACATATTCACCTGTACAGAAAAATGTAAAAACAGAGGGTTCAAATGAAATTTCTTTGGGGGGTAGTACATTCGATACAAATTACACAGTGGATAAAGGATTTAAAATTAAACAGGGTATACAACAAACCCAATTTAAGGATGCAGCTAGTGGTGTACAGTCATTGCAACAATCGATTTATTTAAAAGGATTCAATAATCAAAAATATACCAATAGTAGATTTACTCGTTGATATATATTATCAATGGTTATATTAGGGTTAGATTCATCTACATCTGTAACAGGCTGGGCTTTCAGTGAAAATAGAAAGATCCTAGACGCTGGCTTCATTGATACAAAAAAATTTGATACTACCAAAGAAAAAACATATCATGTTATTTCTGAATTGGAATCGAGTAAATATTGTAAATTGTTTGAACAAATAAACTTAGAAGCTGCTCTAAGCAATTTTGCTGGAGGTTTTACCAGTCAACAAACTATTATAACACTAGCCAGACACAATGCAGTTTTTGCTTATATAATAGAAGAACACTTTAAAAAGAAAGTCAATTTGCTTAGCGTAAATACAATGCGAAAACAGTTGTTTGGTAAGTGTAGAATCAAAGGTATGAAGTCAAAAGATTTTGTAAAATACCATCTTGAATTATTGATACCCGAAGTTAAAAACTATACAGTTACAAATAAAAAAGGCAATTGGGATGAACGAAACGGCGACATGTACGACGGTGTAGTGTGTTCACTATATAAAAACTTGTGAGTTTGATCTACATGTGTTATAATCGTCCAAATGACTGGTTATCCCGTAATAGATACACTATCTAAATTGTTCAAGCAAAAACCCACCATCCAAAAAGGTGGTGAAGAGATATTGGTATTTTGTCCAAACTGCAGTCATCATAAACGAAAACTGAACATCAATACTGTTACCGGATACTATCAGTGTTGGGTGTGTGGATTCAGCGGTAAGAGTTTTCACAGTTTACTTAAAAAAGTAAAAGCTCCCAAAGAATATTATGATATTTTATGTAAGGATAAACCCAGAATACATAATTTCATCAAAGAAGATAAAACACGACTTGAACTACCACAAGAATTTCATCCATTGTACAAAAAGTCCTCGGATCCATCTTATAAAAATGCATTAACTTATTTATTTAACAGAAATATATCAATACACGATATTGTTAGATATAATATTGGATACTGTTCCAGTGGAAATTTTGCAAATAGAATAATTGTGCCATCTTATAGTGCAAACACACAAATAAATTTTTATTGTGGTAGAGATTTTTATAACGGTTATCTTAAATACAGATTATGTGATAGTAGTAAAGATATAATTGGATTTGAATTATTTACGGATTTTAATCATGAATTGACATTAGTTGAGGGAGTATTTGATGCAATAAGTGTGAAATATAATGCAATTCCTTTATTTGGCAAAACATTGTCTAAAAAATTAAAAATGAAATTGATTGAAAATAGACCACCTAGAGTAAATGTTTTGTTAGATAACGATGCTTTATCATCTAGCTTAAAAATATGTGACTTTTTAATTCAAAATGGTATAAATACACATTTGGTTTTACTAGATGGTAAAGATCCAAACGAAATGGGACATAATATAACTTGGCAAACTATACGTAACAGTGTTAAGATGAATGAGAGTCTTTTATATCGTTATAAACTAACGAACAAATTATGATATTAATTAAAAATACAGATAAAAAAATACATGCAGTAGTTCATATTGCAGATATTCACATTCGATTAACAAAGAGACATGAAGAATATACTGAAGTATTTGAGAAATTTTACCAATCTCTTGATAAAGCTAAAACTTTAAGTTCTGTATTAGTTATAGCAGGCGATATATTTCATAATAAAAGCGATTTAAGTCCTGAATGTGTAAAAATTGGCAGCGATTTTCTAAAAAATTGCGCAGATCGTGTTCCCACTATATTGACTGCTGGCAATCATGATGCTACTCTCGCAAACAAATCTCGTTTGGATTGTTTAACTCCAATCGTAGAAGCGTTGAATCATCCAAACTTACATTATCTAAAAGAAAGTCAGGTGTATAGATATGAAAATATACTATTCAACAACTTTAGCGTATTTGATGATTCTGAAAAATATATTCGTTATAAGGATATTCCTTCCAAGTATCTACATACAACTGATCATCATATCGCTTTGTTTCATGGACCTGTAAATAATGCCGTCACTGATGTTGGATACACTGTAAGTAATCGTGCAATTACTAACGAATTGTTTGATGGTCACCATATTGCGATGTTGGGTGATATTCACAAACATCAAATTCTTCAAGAGTATAATGAAAACGACCAAAAACCAGTTATAGTTTATAGCGGATCATTAATTCAACAAAATCATGGCGAAGAACTCAAGGGCCATGGTTTCTTGATGTGGGATTTAAAGCGTAAAGTATTCAAACATTATGAACTAAAGAATGAATATGGGTATTTTACTGTAGAAATTAGTAAGGGTAAATTGGTTACCGATATTTCCGAGATTCCTAAGAAAGCTCGTATTCGTACCAAGTGTTTTGAGTCTATTCCATCACAAGTAAAAGAAGTGATGAATGATATTAAGGATAAATGTGAGATTCTAGAGTCAACATTTATCCGAGTGGATGAAGCTGAAGCAGATTTGACGCTTAAAAATGGTCAAGTGTTTGATATTCATAACATTTTAGATGTAGATTATCAGAACAAACTAATTGAAGACAATCTTGTTTCTAAGAACACCGAAAAAGTTTTAATTGAGAAAGTTAAAGAACTCAACAAAACTATCAATAAAGAAATTGCCAAAGATAAAGCTCCAAAGAACATTCGCTGGAAGCCTAAGACATTTGAATTTGATAATATGTTTAGTTATGGTGAGGGTAACTACATTGACTTTACCAAGTTAAAAGGTACTATCGGTTTGTTTGCACCAAATGCTAGCGGTAAATCTAGCATTATGGATGCACTAGCATTTTGTATATTTGATAAATTCAGCAAAGGATTTAAGGCTAGTCATGTAATGAACACTCAAAAAATGAGTTTCAAGTGTAAATTCAACTTTGAAGTAAGTGGAGTAGACTACTTTATTGAACGAGAAGGTAAAGCTGACAAAAAAGGCAATGTAAAAGTTGAGGTCAAGTTTTATAAGATTGATAAAGGAAATGAAGTACCTTTAAACGGTGAAGCTCGTAGAAGCACCAACGATATCATTAGAGATTATGTTGGTTCATATGAAGATTTTATATTAACTGTTCTTAGCATTCAGAACAACAGAGCTGGATCATTTATTGATTTGGGACAAACAGAAAGAAAAGATCTATTGTGTCAATTCATGGGACTTAACTTGTTTGATCAACTGTATACTATTGCGAATGACAACTATAAAGAAATTAATACACTGCTTAAAAACTCAAGCAAAGACGAGTTGGAACAACAGTTAACCTTCGTCACTGCAAGTATAACCACCAATAATAACAATATTACGAGTTATACATCACAAATCAAAGATTGTGAAATTGAGAAAGAGAAATTTAGCAACAAATTACTTGAATTGTCCAACAATATTATTAAAGCCGACAACTTTGACTTTGATATAACAAAGTTAGAAACCGAAAAGAAAGATTTAGATGTTAAAATAACCAAAGTAAATGACGATATTGCTACTCAAAAAATAAAGCTACAGAGTGTGGAGGATAAACTTAATAATTTGAGTTCTTCTTTATCCGAGTGTGATGATATTGAGACTCGTTATACAGAGTACAAGTCTTGGAAACAAAAGTATAACGATAAAGAAAAAGAAATTGACACGCTTAAACTAGTCATCAAGAATAAAGTTGATAAGTTGAAAAAACTTGAAGGTCATAAATATGATCCTAATTGTTCGTATTGTGTAAACAATGTCTTTGTCAAAGATGCTATTAAAACTAAAGAGGAGTTGAATCAAGACAAAGAAAAAGCGACGGTTATTGTTGGAGAGTTTAACAACATCAAGACTAATCTAGAAGCATGTGGAGATGTTGAAACATTGTATACTAAATGTAATCAGTTAAATAATGAAAAATTAACCTTGGAAAAAAACAAGAGTACAATCAATAGCATCGTTTTACAAAATGAGAATAATCTAATCACACTTCAAAATAAGTTGAAGACTGTTGAAAAACACATTGATACTTTTTATAAGAACAAAGATATTATAGAAAATAACTCCAAGTTAATTGTTGAGATCGATGGTGTTAAATCAAACATCAAAAGTATTGAAAGCACAATTAAGACAATCAATAACAATTTATTCAGTGCTTCTACACAAAAAGGTACTTTAGATTTTCAATATCAAAGTACTTTGGATAAACTAAATAAAGTCAAGGAACTTGAAACTCAATATGAATCTTATAAGTTGTATACAAATATAATAAGCAGAGATGGTATACCTTATGAAATTATTACCAAGACTCTTCCTGAGATTGAAAAAGAGGTAAATAACATTCTACATCAGGTTGTAGAGTTTAGTGTAACATTACAGACTGATGGTAAGAATATTATGACAAATATTGTGTATGATGACAAACGATGGCCACTTGAGATGGCTAGTGGAATGGAAAAGTTCATAAGTGGATTGGCTATTAGAGTTGCATTGATTAATATCAGTAATTTACCACGTCCGAATATATTAGCAATAGATGAAGGATTTGGATGTGCTGACAGTGATCATTTGGGGCAGATGGGAGCTTTATTTAGTTATTTAAAAAATCAATTTGATTTTATTTGGGTAATTAGTCACTTGGATCAAATGAGAGACATGGTTGACAATCAGATCGAAATAAAAAAAGAAAATGGATTTAGTAAAGTCATATATAAATAAAATGAAAATACTTTTTATTACGCCACATCTATCGACTGGCGGAGGTCCACAATATTTGCTTAAAAAAATACAAGAGTTGGTTGATGAAAATGACATATATTGTGTAGAGTACAGTAATGTCACAGGTGGAGTTCTTGTTGTACAAAGAAATCAAATAGAACAAATATTGGGTAATAAGCTAATTACGTTAAACGAAAATAAATTGGAGTTGATAGATCATATTAATAATATCAACCCAGATATTATTCATTTTGAAGAGTTACCGGAATATTTTTGTGAGAATATAGTTTCGGACAAAATATATGTTTCTGATAGAAGATATAAAATTATAGAAACTTCTCATGATAGTAGTTTTGATGTATCTACAAAAAGATATTTTCCTGATAGATTCATATTTGTAAGTGAATATCAGAAACAGATGTTTGTTGAGTTAAATATACCCAGTGATATAGTAGAATATCCAATTGAATATAAATCTAAAAAAGATAGGACCACATCTCTGATTGATATGGGGTTGGATCCGAATAAAATTCATATATTGAATGTGGGTTTATTTACATCAAGAAAAAACCAATCAGAAATAATAGAATATGCAAGAAAATTAATTGGATATCCTATACAATTTCATTTCGTCGGAAATCAAGCAGATAATTTTAAATGGTATTGGGAACCATTGATGAAAGATTTTCCGTCAAATTGTAAGTGGTGGGGAGAGAGAAAAGATGTCGATACATTTTACAATGCTATGGATGTATTTTTATTTACATCCAGAGGTACGGTAACTGATAAAGAAACAAATCCTCTAGTCATAAGAGAGGCTGTTGGTTGGAATATGCCTATATTAATGTACAATTTACCTGTATATTTAGGTATGTATGATAAATATAATAATATTAAATGGTTGGCGGATGATTTATCGAAAAATGTAGAATTGATTAAATCGTTTTTACCAAATAATTCTTTAAGCTTAAATATATGGTTTGAATCGCCTAATATTATTCATATTTTGAATGATGGTCCGCCGTTCAAAACAATTGTATCGGTGCGTGATAATCATACGAAAGTACCAATATATTTTACGGAATTAGATTATACTAAATCAAATGGATACTATATCATACCTATAGGAAGCGTAGATTTTAACAAAGAAACATATTTTAGTGAATTTATAATCGAATTTTATTCTTTAGACAAAAAATTAATACATAGTAAAGTATTAAAAATTCGTGAATTAGATTATAATCCAGTGATACTTAATAAACAATTTAATCCGTTCGATTGTTTATATATTAATTATAAACAAATGTTTTACGAAAATATATATAAACACTGTGATTTGAATGATTTAAACGTTGTAGTTGATATAGGAGCAAATGTCGGATTGTTTTCACTTTACATGATCCAGAAAAATTGTAAGAAGTTGTTTTGTATAGAACCTACAAATAAAGCATTTGATCAACTATCACATCTATTAAAAGATACACCTAACGTCTATACCAAAAAATTGGCAATACATAATTTTATCGGAAAATCAACAATTAAAGTTAATAATGATAATTCAACTATAAGTGGCTTTTTACATGATGTTCACCCTTATACACATCATAATATGACGGATGAAGATGTAGATGTAACTACACTTCCTATGTTTATGAAACAAGAAAACATAGAAAAAGTAGATTTGATTAAAATTGACATCGAGGGTATAGAATATGATGTAATTGACAGTATGACTGACGACGAAATTATTAAATCATCGAGATATATTATAGAATATCATTGGGCAAAAACAAAAAATATTAAGAAAATAGTAAATCGATTTGAGTCATTAGGTTATAAAATTACAAACAACGACGATCCTCAATTTCAAGAAGATTTAGGATTTTTCTACGCACGCAAATCAGTTTTATGAAAAAATTATTGTTATTATACGGTACGGATGATGTCGAATACAATTCGAAAAAAATATTCAGTGATTTATTAGCAGCATCAGCTTACAAATCCGAATATGATATTTTAATGACATCACACTATCCATGTAAAAATACGTTGGTCGATATGACCGACTATTTTTTATTCGATAAAAATATAGCGGATGATAATAAAACGTTTTTTAATTCTCCGTTTGGATGGACCGATGTAGGATCTTTTAAACTCTCATATATAAATCAGACACATAGTTATAGTAAGTTTTTGTTGTTGAAAAAATCATTACAATTTGCAAACTCTTGTGGTTATACATCGTTTCTATTTATAGACATCAACAACTACTCATGTGTCAAAAAAATATTTGAATTGGTTGACGAAAGTAAATTAAATACCGTAAACTTCTTTAAAAGAAACGGTGAATTTGATTTAAATTTGGTATATGGTAACATAAATATGTTTTTAAACATATTGCCGACCCACAGTTTTTCGACTATTACGAATAAAGAACAGTATTTGACCGACAATATAAATTTAAATATTAACATCGGACGTGTCAACGTGAATACAACGCCCGACGAAATTATTCACCGTACATATCAATATGATGTCAGTGGTATATTCTATAACAAAAAAGAAAAATATATACATAATATTGTATTAGTTAATAATTCCGATAAAATTAAAAAATACTACGTAATCAGTACTAAATCTACAGATTTTGTAATTGATTTGCCCCCGAATAATTTTTATATAGATTGGTTTGATGTATCGAATCATAACTTTGATTACTCCATCTTTATCGAAGAGAATAAAGTGATTTGTAAAAAAATAAGCGGCGTAGTTTCTAAAGAAAATGTATTGAACATATCATCCAACAGAATAATAGAATTTAAATAATATGACAAATATTGACAATCTAATCATACAATCTACACAAGAGTTCGGATATATGCAAATGTATCATGAATTGTATCCATTCGCTAAATTCTATAGTAATTTGCATTGTAAAAACATTCTTGAAATAGGAACGTACATGGGCGGTATGTTTAGTATCATGTGTAAATTATCAAATTTATACGGAAAAAAGATAAGTATAGATTACCCATTTTATACAGGCCAAGAGGAAGAGATGAAAAAAAGAAGCGTTGTTACCAAAATGCAGAAGCTCGCACAAAACGTAATTTTGATAACCGGAGACTCACATTCTATGGATGTAAAAAACACACTATCCGCTACTTTGCAGGAAGAAAAACTCGATTTTATTTTTATAGACGGCGATCATACATATGAAGGTGTGAAATCTGATTTTGAAATGTATAAAGAGTTTGTAATACAAGGAGGATATATAGGTTTTCACGACATATTAGATACACCAATACACCGCCAATATAACTGTTACGTTGCAACTCTATGGAATGAAATTAAAAACAAATATCCGATCACATATGAATTTACATCGGGATGTCAATCGTGTGGCATAGGCGTAGTTCAAATTATATGACAATAATATTATTTTCAGATAAAAATTATGAGGCTCAGGCTATTGAATGTATAAAATCATTTCAAAGTAAAATTGTTGATGATGTAAAAGTCATATACTACACAATTAACTTTAAAAGTGATGTAAAATTAAACAATGTAACACCACACGAATATATCACTAATAAAAATTATTACAAATTAAACTTTTACAAACCAGATCTATGTCTATTAACAACACAATTATATGCTGACACCCATTATATTTATATTGATATCGATTTTATATTATCAAAGAAGGTTAATTTTGATCAATTAAAACACGACGAAGAATATCCTCTAGCAAGTTATGGTCCAGTTGAATATCCATGTATATATGAATATGTAGGTGGATTGGTATATACAGAATCATTGCTGATGAAATATTTCAATGTACCTCAGAGAACAATGAGATATGTATGGAATTGTTTTTTTGTATTTAATAATAAATGTATAGATTTCTTAGAAGAATGGAAATCTATGTGTGAGAATGAATATTTACTAAAACAGAAAGAAAAAATATTTCCTAGTCAAGACGAAACTCCTTTTAATGTATGTTTATGGAAAAGAAACGCTACTAAAAATTTAGGACATGCATTTTTAAATACTATATCCGTTAGTAAGGTGAAATTTATCGAAGAAAATTTTGTTCGTGATTTTTCGTTCGGTGAATGTTTAGATTGTAATAATTTCGATTGGGAGACAGTCCACGATTCTGATCATATTTTAGGATATCACGCTTTCAAAAATATAGATGATATGAAAGAATGTTCTACTTATATGAACAGTGATCAGAAAAATAAAAATTGCGTCGTTATTGATTGTTATATCGACAACAATGAAAAATTAGATATATTAAAAAATAACATCTACATTTTAAAAAAACTTAAATTGGATGTGATATTGGTATCACATAGCATTCTACCCAAGAGCATCATTGAATTGGTCGAATTCTACATATATGATAGGGACAATACATATAATGATATCAGTTTCATACGATTTATACACATTTAACAACTAATTATGACGTAATCCTGTCAACATACCCCGATGATAACATAAAAAGTCACGAATATTGTATTATAAGTTCTCTGAGAAATGCCATGTATCTGGCGGAATCTCTCGGTTATGATAAATGTGTATTTACAGAATTTGACAACTTATATACTGACCAAGATCTCAATAAGATTTTAAGTTTATTGTATAAATTATATAAATACCCTAATAAAAAAGCTGTTTTTTTGGAGGATGGGTCATTTTGTGAAACTATATTTTTTATATCAAATCCATCGTTTCTATTGATGTTATTGGATTCGTATTTTCCTAGATCTCTACAAGAATATAATTCTAAATTTTCGACGGTTGTTCCATACGGATTGGAATTGTTCTTTTCTAGAATGATAGAAAGATTTAAATCGGATATAGAAATAGTTAATAACAGGTTTCACAATTTTTTCTCTACGCCGTCACATTTAAATTTGTCTAGAGTTAATTCTGTCGGAGCATACATCGTTGTTAACAATAATGATTTTTATTTATGTGTAAAATCACTTGACAAAATAGTATATAATTTAGATGTATATGAAAATGATGTATTTATTAAAAATTCAATGATATTTTCAGATATAATTCCTCTATTAAAGATAGAAGATGTAACCGTTTGTAAAAAGTTCAAAGTTTTATTTCACATACACGATTCGCCTACCAAAGTATCCCATATATTAGAAATCACCTTCGATCCCAATAAAACAAAGTATTACTCATCTAGAGGTATACTTACATTTAAATAACATGTATTCAAAAAATGTAATAATAATAAATTCATATATCAATACGACGGAAAAAAGAGACGTTTTATTAAAATATATAAAGCAACTCAAAAAGACCGGCAATGATATTTTGTTGACATCACACACTCCTATAGATGATGAAATTTTACAAGAGGTCAATTATTTAATATACGATAAAGAAAATTTCTTATTGCCTATCTCAATGAGTCCAATAACCTGGTTTGCGGACGAAAATGAATATATAAATATATACTCATGTAGACATGGGTATGCTATTATTAAAAACGTTTACTTGGCAATAAATTTTTTGTATAGGTTAAATAAATATGAAAAGTTTTTGTTTACGGAATATGACAACGATCTTTCAGAGATCGATATTCCGAAAATCAATGACATATTTACAACGATAGATAATCATCGAAAAAAACTCTTCATATTTTATCTGAGCAATCAGAAGTTTAATTTTGGACATGTATTACATCAGACAGCTATGTTTGCGGGTGATATACGATTCTTTAAAGAAAATGTACCATTGGTAAAATCGTTTGATGAGTGGTGCAAAACATATCCGTTCGCATTTAATTATGAAATATTAGAATCTATTTTTGTACATATGATCTCACATGTTTCGAATGAAATATACTTTTTTGATGGTCAAGCAAGCGAATATTTCTCCAATAGTATTATAGATTTGTTTCAAATATTTGATCAGAAATATAGTATAGTATATAATATAGAAAATCCTAAACATCCACTTATATTTTTATATTCAAATATGGGCCAACGATTCGAAATATTAATAGACAATTCTACGGTTTTTGATGGTGTAATTAGTAAAGGATTATATTACAAGCATTATTTTGATATCGATTCAAATGATAAAAATATACGTATAAAAGTAAATGGTGTTGAGAAATTAAATAAAAATATCAATATCACGACTATTGAACAATGTAGAATTTTAGCAGAGCGTGGAGTAATTCCAAAAGTCAAAAATGTATAATATGAAAATCGTTAACGTGAATCCCGGTATACTACCTATACCGCCCAATGGATGGGGCGCAACAGAGAAAATAATATGGGAATATCATCAAAATTTTACAAAATATAATTACGATTCGAAAATACAATATTTAGATGATGTTACCTATGATAAAGATACCATAGTTCATATACACGTGGCAAATCTGGCATTAATAGCTAAAGAACGTGGCATACCGTATTATTTTACATGTCATGACCACCATGCTTATCTATATGGAAAAAATTCCGTATGTTTTAAAGAAAATTATGATGCTATTAAACATTCGATAAAATCGTTTGTACCGGCAAAATATTTAGTCGATTATTTTGATCTACCAAATTTAGAATATCTCAGTCATGGTGTAAATTCCGATATATTCAAAAAAACAGATAAAATATTAGTTCACCATAAATTGTTATGTGTAGCAAACAATGGTTTTATACACGATGCATCGGAAGACAGAAAGGGATTTAGTTATGCGATTGAAGCGGCTAGGATTTTAAATCTACCAATAACAATTGCTGGTCCATCCAACAATAAAAAATTTTTTGAAAAACACAACTTTGATTATGACAAACTAAATGTAGTGTATGATCTTACCGAAAATGAATTGGTAAATTTATATCAAGATCATACTATATTTTTACATCCATCTATTTTAGAAGCAGGTCATCCTAATCTAACATTATTAGAAGCAATGAGTTGTGGATTGCCTATAGTTGGAACATTTGAAAATAACAACGATTTAAAAGGATTGTTGAAAATTAATAGAAATGTTGATGATATTGTTAATTCTTTAAAGATCGTTATACAAAATTATTCAGAGTACCAACAATACTGTGAGGAAACCGTCAAAAAATTATCTTGGAAAAATATCACTAATAAACTATTATCTATATATAATTCGGGAAAAAGCATGAAAAATCAGTTAATAGACATTTACAAAAACACCGTGATCAATCATAAAGATTGTATTGAAGAAACTAATAAACTATCAATCGACGTTAACAAGGGATGTAAAGTTGAAATAACAGGTCCACTTGATAAAAAATATAACTTAAAGTTTATAGATAATAAATCCAACATTGTTTTGTATGATAGCTTTATAAGTAACAACATGTGGTCATCTACTTCAATAGAATACTATATCGATTGGAAGATTGAGATATTGAAGTTAGATACAAACTCCAAACTTACATATAATAATAATTTAAACAATAAATTGGTTCGAATTATCAATGAATCTCCAAGTTTAGGTGATTATGTAGCGTGGATGCCATATGTAGATGAATTTAGAAAAAAACATAATTGTTTACTTGATTTTTATACACCAAATAAACAGTTATTTGAAAAAAATTATAAAGATATTAATTTTTACAATTACAACGAATCAATTGATAAAAAATATCATGCTACTTATAGAATCGGATGTTTTGATCCTGCTGATAGAACAAAATCTCCTAAAGATTACAGAACACAAAATTTACAACAAGTAGCTGCTGAAATTTTAGGTTTGGATTATATAGAAATTATACCGAACATTGTTATTGAAGATACATCTTCAAAATTAAATGAAAAATATGTGTGTATATCTACAGCGTCAACTGCTGGATGTAAACATTGGCAAAATAAAGATGGATGGCAACAAGTAGTAGATTATTTAAATTCATTAAATTATAAAGTTGTTGTTTTACAAAAAGAACCACTGAATTATATGGATTTGCACGGTCTAAATAATGTTATTCATCCAGAAACCAAAAATATACAAGAAGCATTAACGTGGTTATATAACTGTGAATTTTTTGTTGGTTTAAGTTCAGGACTTTCTTGGTTAGCATGGTGTTTAAAAAAGCCAGTATTACTAATAAGCGGATTTACAAAGAAATTTAATGAATTTTATACACCATATAGAGTTATAAACGAAAGTGTGTGTAATGGATGTTGGAATGACATAAACAATAAATTTGACGGTGGTGATTGGAATTGGTGTCCTAAATATAAAAACACAAATCGACATTTTGAATGTAGTAAACAGATAACATTTGAGATGGTTAAGAAGTATATAGATAATATACATAATGCCGATAAATTATCAAAAAAATCAAATTTTGACGATTTTGCTTATACCGAAATATTTGAATGGAATCAATATGATAAATTTGTAACGGTCGAAAATAAAGACGTTGTAGTTGATTTAGGTTGTTCAAAAGGATATTTTTATTTCAAGCATCGTGACAAAAATATAAAATATATTGGAGTTGATGGTAGTACTGATTGTCTAAAAGATTTCTTGGAAAATTTAAACGAAGATAAAAATCCACTATTATTGCACGCTTTGATTGGATCCAATCGTAATATTTGTACATTCGAATCGATGTTTCATAATAATATTACACAAAAATCGATGACAATGACATTTGAGGATTTAATTAAATTGGTAAATAGAGATATAGATTTTTTGAAGTTTGATATTGAAGGACATGAATATTCGATATTAAAAGAAAATTACGAACTGTTCAAAAAACACGTCTATAAATTCGCCGGAGAAATTCACTTTGGTGGTGAAATAGATAGACAAAAATTTTATGAGGTTGTAAAGACTTTGTGTACCGACTCGGATCTATCTGTAAGATTATTCTCTGTAGATGGTGTAGATATAACAGAATATTTTTGGACAAATTCAGATTATTATACAGAAATAATTCTCGCTGGTTATAAAATAGATAAAAAGTATAATAAATAGTTTGTTGTTCAATTTTTTTGGTTATATTTATAATTAAACAAAGTTTGAAAGGATTATAAATTATGCCAATTACAGAAGGAGGAACATTCGCTCCAACACAAAATATAGTAAGTCCTGGTGTATTTACCAGAGAAAATGACCTATCGGGCTTAGCCCAAGGTGTCGCTAACATAGGTGGAGCTATATTAGCTCCATTCGCAGATGGACCCGCATTTTTTCCAAAAACAATTACCGATGTAGCTACATTAGAAAATTCATTCGGTGTCGCAGATGGAATTTATTATGGTCCATACACCGCTAAACAATATCTACAAGAACAAGGTATCGTAACAGTTGTTCGTATCGGCGGTTTAACTGGCTATTGGCAAAAAAATCCACTATTTGTATACGCACAACCAGGTAGATGGAATCGTAATGACGATGTTGGCGCAATTACAACTTCTTCGTTCATGTATCTAGACGATACAAGTTATACAACAAATATAAACTACCAACACAGTAGTTCAGTATTGTTGTCATCTGGTAGTAGAGCAGGAAGTTCTCAGTTTAGAAACCTAAACACATTAGTCTCGGTAACTAGAGCTTCCGTTAGTGAAAGATCATCGTTTTTATCAACAATTCAAGGACTTTCCAATTACAGCGCTCTAAGTGCATCATTGGCTGCATCCGCAAGCTTGGGTAAAGTTCTTAAAATAACTACTCAAAACTATTATAACGCATTTACATCATCCGTCGCACGACGTAACTTCACGTTGGGTAAAACCTCCGGATATAGCTTAGCTGCATTCGATTTTGAAAAATCACGTTTTTCTGGATCAATTTCTTCAAGTGCAAGTACTACAGAATCGATTTTGTTTGATACAAACGGATTCGGTTCAGTCGCTGGTGGACAAAATACCGCTCCAAGATCAACCGCTTTAACGTATTTAAGTTACTTAACCGCTTCATATACATTAAGCGGTAATAACATTGTATACGGTTTAGTGTTTGCCAAAGGTTCTGTAAGTCAAGCTACCAACTTTTCATCAGTTACATATGATTTAACAAAAGCCACTGGAAGTTATGAATTCCGTGTAGATAATTCCAGAATATCATTGAGTGGATCTATTAATGTTAAATTTGGATCCGTAGCTGCAACAAGTAATATTAACGCATCTACCGTATCAGGTGTAGGAACTTTAAGCGGAAGTATATTGTATTCCGGTCAACAAATCAATATTGGCGGTATTGGACCAATAGTGTTGACTAAAAAAGGAGCCCCAAGTGCAGTAAGTCCTTATTACTTTTTGACTTCAAGTGTACAAGGTCAAAGTGTAGATGCTGAAACATCTGTATCCACAGCGTTTGCCGAAAGTACTACAACATCGGCATTACTCTCAAGTTCATATTTGACAAATACAAATATAGATTATAATGTTGATATATTCAACTCCACAAGTACTCCTGTGTTGGTAAGTGGTAGTTTTGCATCAGTTCGTGGATCAGGCACATGTGTCGCAGGGCTACAACTAAAAGGTGCTATCAGTGGTGCATTTGGTAAATACAATGGTACATTTACAAACCAAGATACCCCTGGAAGCGATCCATGTAATCCAAGTACAACCGGTCGTCAAAAAATGATTTTGGCTGTATTAGCAAATACTCAAAATGCTTCAACACAATTTAGTAATGATTATGAAGTATATGGATTTAATACGTCAACGTTGTCACAATTAACAAGTAGTGTATTCCCATACAAAAATCTTGTTAATCCAAATGAAAACGTATATAATCTTGCACTTAAATATAACTTTGCTAACCCCGATGGTTCAACATCCAGTGGTACGTATGGATACTACGACTTCTCTTTGAATGAAAATGACAACAATTACATCAAAGACGTATTCGGTATAGATCCTACTGTTGGAAATCCTTCTAAACAAATTGCTGGTCAAAAAGTAGAAGCTGCTTATAACTACGTACTATTTGAAGACAGTATCAAGAAGTTCGTAGCTGAAAAAACCAGCACATTGGGTTGGAGACTACAAGTTGCAACCAATACGTTCTCTGGTAGTACTATAGTAGGCGAACCTCTTAAGTTTGTTGATCAATATAGTACAAATTTAAATGCTGGAGACAGTCAATTCAGTATTACAAATGCATATACGCCGTGGGTATATAGCCAAAAGATAGCTCCATTCAAAGGCAGCGCAAATGAAGCTGCGGTTCCTACAAAGTTTAAATTGTTTAAGATTCATACTTTAAGCGATGGTACACCATCTAACCAAAAGTATAAGATTGAAATAAGCAATGTTAAATTGGCTGGAACAGTTCCAGGTAGTGATTGGGGTACATTCACACTTGCTGTACGATCATACAGTGATACCGATAAGAAGCCTAAATATTTGGAAATATTCCAGAATTGTAATCTTGATCCCGATAGCGCAAATTATGTTGCTCGTAAAATTGGTGATAGATACGCATATATCACATATGCCGGTAAAATTATACAATTCGGAGATTATAACAATCTAAGTCGTTATATCCGAATCGAAATGAACGATATAGCTTATCCAAGTACTTGTGTTCCTTACGGATTTGAATCTTACTACACACCAGTTGATAGTACCGTAAGTACTTATATACCCGCTGTTAAATACAGTAAAGCAAGTATTTACGGATTAGCTCCTGGTAAATATCCATCTGGTACCGTCTTTGGATCTGTACCAGAATCAAGTACCGAAATACAATACCTATATCCAACCAGTTCATTTGGTGTTGGTGTTGAAAATGATACAAAACAATATTTCAAACCACTTCCATATTTTGGAAGCACCGACAGTAATGGTGTGAATATTGACTTTGATCTTGAGGATAAAGTTTATGGTACATCAACTGCTAAATATTATGCTCAAGGCGTATCTGCAAGTACTGGTTCATTACTCGCTCCAAGCTTGAGTGGTAGTATTCCTAGTACATATGATGCAGTTAACGAATCTACTTATGTAAGACTTCGTAAGTTCGTATTGGGCTTCCAAGGTGGATTTGATGGTCAATGGCCAGCAATTCCAATCAACGTTGGTAGCAGCATTACCGCAGGTAATACACAAGGTCTAGATTGTACAAATATCAATAGTCCAGGTAGTATCGGTTACAAGCAAGCAGTTGCCGCAATCGGTAATCCAGATGAATTTGATATAAACTTGATCGTTACTCCAGGCATCTTCCGTGAACAACACAGTTATGTTACCGATTTGGTAATCAACATGTGTGAAACTCGTCAAGATTGTTTCTATATTATGGATAACGTAGTGTTCCCAGCAAGTAATCAAACTGTTGGATTGATTGATGCCGCAGTTAATAGCGTGGCAACAATTGATAGTAATTATGTTGGAACTTATTATCCTTGGGTTAAAATCTTGGACACAAATACCAACAAGATAATCAGTGTACCACCAAGTGTAGTGTTACCAGCAGTTTATGCTGCTAACGACAATGCTGCTGCTGAATGGTACGCTCCAGCCGGTTTAAACCGTGGTGGTATCACACAAGCTGTACAAGTACTTGATAGAGTAACACACGCAGAACGTGACACACTCTATGAAGGTCGTGTAAATCCTATCGCAGCATTCCCAGGCCAAGGTATCGTAGTTTGGGGTCAAAAGACTCTTCAAATTGCTCCAAGTGCTCTGGATCGTATCAATGTTCGCCGTTTGTTAATCAACTTGAAGAAGTTTATCGCAAGCAGCAGCAATTACTTGGTATTCGAACAAAATGTTGCTTCTACAAGAAATCGTTTCTTAAGCATCGTAAATCCATACTTGGAATCGGTACAACAAAGAAATGGTATTTATGCCTTCCAAGTCAAAATGGATGAGCAAAATAATACGCCAGATTTGATAGATAGAAATATTCTATATGGTCAAATCTATATCCAACCAACCCGTACTGCTGAATTCATTATCCTCGATTTCAACATACTTCCTACGGGCGCTCAATTTTCTGCCTAATCCAGGATAAAGAAAATTAAACAAAAGAGAGCAAGAAATTGCTCTCTTTTTTATTTTACATTTTAAATATTTCTTTTAATATGTATTATATACCATGTTAACAGTGTATTAATATATGCCATATAAAAGATGTCAGCAGTGTAAAATTAGGTTAAAAAACGATGCAGTTTTATTATTTTGCAATTCTCAATGTGAGAATACATACACGTCATCTCCGGAAATTTTTTGTAAAAATTGTGGATTATCAATTGGAAAGCAATCTACGATTAAAGGAAAAATGTATTGTAATTTAAAATGTTTAAATGATCACCAACGTATAAATAACTTGGAAAACAGAACATGTGTTGTTTGTAAAAAAATTTATGTGGTTACAAAAAGTTCTAAACGTAAAAAAACATGTTCCGTTGATTGTGAAAAATTACATATAAAATCACTCGGTAGAAATAAAAAAAGAATGGATAGTTTGATAAAAAATAATATAGAAAAATATGGTGTATCAAGTACTTTATCTTTACAGAGTGTAATTGAAAAATCCAAGAAAACCAGATTACAAAAATACGGATGTGAATATTTCAACAATTATGAGAAAGCCAAGAAAACAAAATTAGAAAAGTATGGCACTTTGGATTTTAGTGAAAAAGCTAATGAAACAAAACTAGAAAAGTATGGTACTTTAAATGTTAATGATAAATCCAATGATACTAAGTTTAAAAAATATGGCACTTTGGATTTTAGTAAAAAAGCGAATGAAACAAAACTAGAAAAGTATGGTACTTTAGATTTTAGTAGAAAAACCCAGCGAACTATTATAGAAAAATATGGATCTCTTTCTAATATATTATTGAAGAATTCCTACAAAAAATTAAAAGACAAATATTCCAAATCTGTAGAGTTTTTATTCGAAGAAAGTGATTACATCGGTGTTAATAATTACAAAAAATATAATTTTAAATGTTTAAAATGTGAAGCTCTTTTTTTGGATGACATGTGTAATGGAAACAGTCCAATATGTAGAATATGTAATCCAATAAATAATACAATATCTATCGATGAGAAAGAGGTTTTATCCTACATAAAAAGTGTGTGTATGGAATCAATAATTGAAAACGATAGAAAAATTTTGTTGGGAAAAGAAATAGATATATTAATACCCCAATTAAATTTAGGTATAGAATGTGATGGAATATATTGGCACAGTGAACTTGCTGGTGGTAAAGATAAACATTATCATTTAAACAAAACAAATTTGTCACTTGATAAAAATATCCAATTGATGCATATATGGGATTGGGAATGGCGATGTAAGCAAGACATAATAAAAAGCATTTTATTGAATAGATTTGGTAAATCTCATAAAATATTTGCTAGAAAATGTGAAATAAGATTGGTAGATAATTTAAGTAAGTCGTTGTTTTTATCTGACAATCATATACAAGGCGACGATACATCTTCGATTAGATTGGGATTATATTACAACGACAAATTAGTGTCGTTGATGACATTTGTTAAATCTAGATATGACAAAAAATATCAATATGAGTTATCTAGATATTGTAATATATTAAATACAAATGTAATAGGAGGCGCTTCTAAATTATTCAATTATTTTATAAAAAATTACGATGTAAATTCTATTGTAACATATAGCGACCGAAGATTGTTTACAGGTAATTTATATAAACAGATCGGTATGACATTTGTAGATAATACTCCGCCAGGATATCATTATTTTGATAAAAACAAGGGAGTACCAATTGAAAGAACACATTTTCAGAAACACAAATTAAAAGAAAAGCTTGAGAAATTTGATGTTAACTTGACTGAATGGCAAAACATGCAATTGAATGGTTATGATAGAATTTGGGATTGTGGACATATGAAATTTAACTGGAATCGTAAATAATCTATATTTATAATAGATGATTAGTTTAATAGATTTATTAAGTGAAGCAAAGCTTCCACAAAGTGAGCAAGATATGGATTATTATGCTCGTAAATATAAAAAAACAATAGATTATTTACGAACTAAAAACAAAGTGTTGTTGTTAACTACCAGTAACAGATGGAGTGGACATAAGGATGACATAGCAAAAAGTACACAGTTAGCTTATAAAATTCAAGATTTATTGGGTAAAGAAAAAGTAACAGTTATAGATACAACCAAGTTAAATATATTTCCATGTGAAGGAAATGTGTCATCTAAGTGGGGAAATCACTGTGGTACAAAAGATTCAGTTTTAAAAGATAAAGAAAAAAATCCAAGTGGATATCATCGTTGTTGGGCCAGTATTAACAATAAAAACGATGAACTTTGGAAGATAACCAAAGAACTATTTGAAAGCGACTGTGTAGTATTTTTTGCAAGTGTAAGATGGGGTCAGGCGAATGGTTATTATCAAAAATTGATTGAAAGGTTGACTTGGATTGAAAATAGACACAGTTCGCTTGGCGAGTCTAATATAGTTAAAGATATTGAGTCAGGTTTTATCGCAACTGGACAAAATTGGAATGGAAAAGATGTAACCCAGACTCAAAAAGATGTGCTTCAATTTTTTGGATTTAAAACTCCAGATGAGTTATTTTGGAATTGGCAATTTACCGATAATAGTTTAGATGAAACAAATAGATCATATAAAAAAGCAATTACTGTATTTGATAAAACATTTTTAAAACCATATGATAAAACTAAATAATATATTGACCGAAGTGATTAAAGAAGGCGGCGCAGGTGGACATATGGCACATCCATTTGATTTTACAAACTCAGGCGCTAAATTAGTGGATGTATTTTCTAAGTCTGTAAAGTCATTGAAGCAAGGAGCTGGTAGTGTCAAAATTGATGGTGTAAATGCTAGTATTCGTTTAGTAAACGGTCAGTTCGTAATGGATCGTGGTAGCGCAAAACCACTTGATATTAAAGGAATGAGGCCTGAAGATTTGCCTAGTAGATTTGAACCAGGTCACGGATTTATTGGTATAGGTACCAAGGTTATTAACATATTCGACGAAGCAATACCATCTACAAAATCCGAATTGAAGACACTTGGCTTATTAGATAATCCAAACATATTGTTTAATATTGAATATGTTGAGGGTCAAACAAACGTGTTGGGGTATGGTGAAATAGGAAACTTTTTAGCTATTCACGGATTAAAAGAAATTAAACCAAAAACATTTGGCAAAGACGGCAGTGTAAAATCAAGAGTAGCTACAGAAATACCATATGATAAAAATGCAATGCAATCTTATATAAATAAGTTAAACAAGGTTGCTATGAAGTATGGATTTAAAGTTTTGGGTAGTGTTGATACTAATTTCAAATCAGAACCTAAACTAGCAAGCGTTTTAACACAGCCAGTAACACTATATCCAACGGGTGAAGCTGTTACTAAATCTCTTAAAGACTGGTTGAAAGGATTAAAATTTACTACGCCTTTAATTACAAGAGAACAGTTTGTTACTGCTTCTAATAGTAGAAATATTAGTCAAGATTTACCAACGTTAGATTTAAATAAAGTTATAAATGATACAATTGTTTATATAACCACGATTAAACTTGGAGACGAAATATTAAAGAATGCTACGAGTGAAATAGGTGATTTGGATAAACACGAAGGTATAGTTGTTAGAGATACAAGTATCTATGGTGACCCATTTAAAATCACAGGAAGTTTTATTATAAAAGGTTTAGAAAGTAAGTTTCGGAAATAAAATAAATACATATTTGTTATGAAAAGAGCATCAGGTAAAAGTAATCTAGGAATTGTAAAAGACTATTTAGAGGGTAACCGTCCTTTTTTACAATTTGGTTATGATCCAAATATTGAAAATAACAAACGAAAAGACGGAGACGAATGGGAAGATGGTCAAGGTAGAAAATGGGTAATGAAAGATGGTTACAAAAAAAGACTGCCTAAAAAAGCTAAAATAGTAAACGAACAACGATGTAAAGATTGTAAAGCTGATATTCGATTTGGTAATTATTTAGATGATCAAGTTTGGCCAAAAACGCAACTTTGTTACGATTGTTTTATCGAAGAAGAAACAAATCTTAAGATTATGGGTATATGGAATGAGTTTAATGAGTTGAGAAACATTCGTAATGAAAAGTCAATGTTAACCGATGTTAAACAAAAATTTGAAGAAACAAAAGTTTGGTGTGAACAACATAAAGACGGTAGACCTGTTACATTCGTAGAAGAAGATGGTACTACCGAAGTTTGGGAAGGCAAAGAAGATTATAGTAAAATTTATAACGATGTTACATCCGATTTAAAAGTGATTGATGATCGACTTTCGGTTATAGATGATAGAATAAAAGAACTTGAATTATTGTATGAGTCAGCCAAATCTAAGAGACATAATAAAAGCTGAGTATAAAAAGTGTATAGAAGATCCTATATACTTCATGAAGAAGTATGTAAAAATCCAACATCCTATAAGAGGAACTGTTGGATTTGAATTGTATCCATTTCAGGAAGATGCTTTAAAATATTTTGTTGATAATCAATTAAACATTGTGCTTAAAAGTCGTCAAATGGGTATTAGTACTCTTACCGCTGCATATAGTTTGTGGTTGATGACATTTCATAATGACAAGAATATTCTTTGTATTAGTATTACACAAGAAACTGCAAAAGAAATTGTTACTAAAGTTAGGTTTGCAAACGATAATTTACCGGCGTGGCTAAAAGTGCCATGTATAGAAGATAATAGATTGAGTTTGAGATTAAAGAATGGTAGTCAAATTAAAGCAGTAAGTAGCGCTGGTACTGCTGGTCGTTCAGCAGCTTTGTCACTTTTGATTATTGATGAATGTGCGTTTATAGATGATGTAGAGGAAATTTGGCTATCCGCACAATATACGTTATCTACCGGTGGTAGAGCTATCATATTATCATGCGTCACTGATGATACATACGTATTTACACCAAAAGGATTGAAACAAGTTAAAGATTTTATTCCAAACAATAGATTGGTGGGTGATTATGAAGTTCCTCAATATTCCGTATTAG